CTTACGAAAGTAAATTAAAAGAAGAAATTGATGCTACAAAAGCAGAACTCGTTGAAAAAGTTGATTCATACCTAAACTACGTAGTTGAGGAATGGATGAAATCAAACGAACTTGCTATTGAGCGAGGCATCAAAGGCGAAATCGCTGAGGACTTTATCAGTGGTCTGAAAAAATTATTTGAAGATCATTACATAAACGTACCAGACGAAAAATATGATGTGTTAGAAGATCAAGCTTCTAAAATCGAAGAGCTTAACAAGAAATTGAATGAGCAAATCGAAGCTAATGTTAAACTTAATTCTGAAATTGGTAAGTTAACAAGACAAGATATAATTGATTCTGTATCTTCTGACTTAACAGATACTAATAAAGAAAAGTTTAAAAAATTAGCAGAAGAAATTGAATATTCTAATGCTGATGAGTTTAAGAATAAAGTATCGACTATTAAAGAGTCATACTTTACAACAAAAGAGATTTCATCTAAAAATGAAATAGATAACGTTGCCGAAGGCGAAACAACTAACGTTGATTTGTCAAACGCTATGACTGCTTACACGGCCGCTATCACAAAAACAAAAGACGCAATTAAATTGGGTCTAAAAAAATAAAGGGAGAATAAAAAAGATATGTACTTATCTGAACAACTAGTTAAAAAATGGCAGCCGGTTCTTGAACATCCAGAACTCCCAAAAGTAACGGATAGTTACAAGAAAGCGGTTACCGCTGTTATCTTGGAAAACCAAGAGAGAGCACTAAGAGAAGATAGAGCATTTATGTCAGAAGCTGCTCCTCAGAACAGCACTGATGCTACTTCTATTCAGAATTGGGATCCAATCCTAATTTCTTTAGTAAGAAGAGCGATGCCAAATCTTATCGCATATGACATAGCTGGCGTACAGCCAATGACTGGTCCAACAGGACTAATCTTCGCTATGAGAGCTAAATTTACATCACAAGCAGGAACAGAAGCGTTATTCAACGAAGCTGATACTGACTTTTCAAGCAGAAACGCTGCTGGTGACTCAACTTCACCAGGTGTTGGTGGAGAAAGTTCATCACAACAATCAGGTACTAACCCAGCTTTATTAAATGACAGCCCTGCTGGCACTTATACAACTGGTACTGGTATGTCAACAGCAACTGCTGAAGCATTGGGTGACTCAGGAGCAAATAGCTTTGCTGAAATGGCATTTTCAATCGAGAAATCGACTGTAACTGCTAAATCAAGAGCTCTTAAAGCTGAATACACAATGGAACTAGCACAAGACCTTAAAGCAATTCACGGTTTGGATGCTGAAACAGAATTAGCAAATATTCTTTCTTCAGAAATCCTTGCTGAGATCAATAGAGAGATCGTAAGAACTATCTATACAGTTGCTGAAAAAGGTGCTTCTGCTAACACAGGTACAGTAAATACAACAACTGAAGGTATTTTCGATTTAGATACAGACTCTAACGGAAGATGGTCAGTTGAAAGATTTAAAGGCCTAATGTTCCAAGTAGAAAGAGAAGCTAATGCTATAGCACAAAGAACACGTAGAGGTAAAGGAAATATCCTTATTACTTCTTCTGATGTTGCTTCTGCTTTACAAATGGCTGGCGTATTAGATTACGCTCCAGCGTTAAACAACAATCTAAATGTTGATGACACTGGTAATACATTTGCTGGAGTATTAAACGGAAGATATAAAGTTTATATCGATCCATATTCTGCAAATAACACAGCTAAGCAATACTTCGTAGTAGGATACAAAGGTACATCTCAGTATGATGCCGGAATATTCTATTGCCCATACGTTCCACTTCAAATGGTGAGAGCGGTTGGTCAAGATACTTTCCAACCAAAAATTGGATTCAAGACAAGATACGGAATCCAAGCTAACCCATTCGCTGAAAGCTCAGGTTCTTCAGCTGCTGCGGTTATCAATGGTGCTGGAAATATTAATGCTAACAGATACTACAGACGTGTACAGGTAACTAACATCATGTAGTCACTTGTTACTTCTTAGTAACACAATTAAAAAGGGCCGCCTCAAAACGGCCCTTTTTTAATATATAAATATTACATAAAGTTTGTAAATTATGAAACATATTCATCATATAATTCCAAAACATATGGGTGGTACGGATGACCCAAAAAATCTTATAAAGCTAACAATAAAAGAACATTCACAGGCTCATAAAAAACTTTATGAAAAATATGGCCATTGGGAAGATAAATTAGCCTGGCAAGGTTTGTCAGGTCAACTTGGACCTAAAGAAAAAGTAATAGAAGAATTTTACAAACAAAACGGAAAAAGAAATGTTAAATTTTTAACAAAAGAAGTGAGAAAACGTGCTATAGATAATGCTCGTAAAACAAACACTGGCCGTAAATTAACACCTGAACATTTAGCAAAAACTAGAACTTGGGGTATGAAACAAACTGATTATCAAAAGAAAACCGTCGCAAAAAAACTATCTAAAGAATATGTTATTAAAGGACCAAAAGGCGAATTATATGAGATTAAAAATTTAAGACAGTGGGCAAAAGAAAACGGTTTCGACCAAGGCAATCTCACTAAAGTGGCTCAAGGCAAATTAAAACAACATAAAGGTTATATTGTAAGATATAAATAGTCCTATGACTGTTACAAACTCATATTTAAGACAACCGACTAAATTAGATTACGCTAGTCCTACACAGTTTAAGTTTAATATCATTAAATTACCTAAAGTAGAATACTTTTGCACGGCCGTTAATGTGCCTGGTATCTCAATAGGATTTTCTACACAATCCACACCTTTAAAAGATATACCTTATCCTGGTGAAAAAATTAGTTACCAAGATTTAACTATGACATTTTTAGTGGATGAAAATCTACAAAACTATCAGGAGATACACGGTTGGATGGTTGGCCTAGGTTTTCCTAGAGACCACGATGAATACAAAAATCTATTAAATGCTGCTATTGATCGTTTTCCTACTTCAAAAGGAAATACAAGTAAAGAACCAGGAAAAGTCAAATACGGTGCTCCTAGTCAAGGTGGTACATTTTCTGATGCTACACTTACAATACTTTCAGCAAAGAACAATCCAGTAACGGAGATTCGATTTAAAGACGTGTTTCCTATTAGTTTAGGTGGTCTATCTTACAATCAACAGGCTACAGATGTAAACTATCTTTCCGTTGATGTTTCTTTTAAATATTCAATATACGAGTTTGCTTCAACAGTTAATTCTTCAGCAGCTGCCGTAACAACAACATAGCTTGATTTTTTCACACTTTTGTGATAGTATTATATTATGGATTTAGAACAATTACAATTAGAAGCAGATAAAGATCTTAAAATAAATGATACTGAATTAGATTTAGAATCATTAAAGACGCCACAACTCCATAATAAATGGATGAAACATTATACAAAGTTTAAATTGTTATTGACTCGTACAGAAGATGAATTACGAACAATGAAAAGGAATAAATGGGAATATTATACAGGAAAGGCCGACCCTAGTGTGTATCAGGCCAAACCTTTTGATTTAAAAATAATGAGAACAGACATTGACAAATATTTAGAAGCAGATGAAGATTTACAAAAACTTTCACAAAAGATTGCCTATCTTATTACTGTTGTAGATTTTTTAGACAAAACTATTCGTGTTATAGTCAACAGAACATACACAATAAAAAATGCCATTGAGTGGCGTAGATTTACAAGCGGTGCTGTTTAATGTACCTAGAAAATAATCATTGTATTTCTGTTGGTCGTTTTGATAGAAATTATTGTGATGAAATTATAAAACAAGCTGAATTAAAACAATTACAAGAAGCCACAATACAAGACGGCAATCAAAATAATCGAAAATCAAAAGTAAGTTGGTTAACAGACGAAAAATTAAATAAAGATATTAACGATATTATATTAGATCATAATAAAAAGGCTAAGTGGAATTTTGTGTTAAAAGAGTTTGAACCTTTACAATATACAGTGTATGAAATAAATGACCATTATGATTGGCACATAGACAGTCATAGTAAACCATATCCAAATGGTTATATAAGAAAAATAAGTTTTACATTATGTCTAAATGAAAATTATGAAGGCGGTGAATTTGAAATATCAAAACCAAATCCAAAACCAGAAAAACATATGAACACAAAGTTTAATGACAAGTTTACATTAGGTACAGTTATATCATTTCCATCGTTTGTTTGGCATAGAATAAATCCTGTTACATTTGGTACAAGAAAAGTATTAGTCGGTTGGGTTGTTGGTCCTCAATTTACTTAATATGTATGACGCTTACCAAATATATAATCATAGATAAAAAAAACGAAGTCTATCTTAAAGTAGAAGCAGATGATGCTATACGGAGAGAATTAGGCGAATACTTTACATTTGAGGTACCAGGTTACAAATTCACACCACAATTTAGAAATCGTTTTTGGGACGGTAAAATAAGATTATTTTCTTATGCGACTGGCCAAATCTTTACTGGCCTTTATCCTTATATACTTAAATGGTGTGAAGATAATAAAATACAAGTAGTAGATGGCACTAAAATAAAAGATACAGAAGTTGACGTAAAGGCCGTTGATGGTTTTGTTAAAGCATTAAAGATACCTTTAGAGTTAAGAAATTATCAGATAGAAGCCTTTATACACGGCTTAAAAAAGAATCGTTGTTTATTATTATCGCCAACAGCATCAGGTAAATCGTTAATTGTTTATCTATTAGTAAGATTTAATATATTAAGATTAAAAGAAAAAGTAAACAATAAGATACTTATTATAGTGCCAACAACATCTTTAGTTGAACAATTGTTTAAAGACTTTAAAGATTATGGTTGGAATCCTGACAAAAATGTACACAGAATATATCAAGGCCACGAAAAAGAAACAAATAAAACTGTGATTATATCTACTTGGCAATCAATATATAATTTACCTAAAAAATGGTTTAGTCAATTTGGTATGGTAATCGGTGATGAATGTCATTTATTTAAGGCCGTTTCTTTAAGTAAGATAATGACTAAACTTGAAGATTGCAAATATCGTTATGGTTTAACAGGTACACTTGATGGTACTAAAACAAATAAATTAGTTTTAGAAGGCCTGTTTGGTGCTGTAAATAAAGTTACTTCAACTACAGAACTACAAGAGAAAAAAC